GGCCGCAGACATTGAGATTCCGGGGGTACCAAACCATGAGCTTGCCGAGTGGATTAAATCGAATCTCTCCTATACACAACTGATCCTTGAGTTTTATACTCGTGGTGTACCGGATTCAGGTTGGGTGCATGTGTCTTACGACCCTGCAAACCTGAAAAAGCAGGACTTGACCGCCGTAAAAGAGGGCGGAAAGACTGTGTACTTGCCGGGTCTTCATGCGTAAGGTGACGGCATGCCACTAAAGAAGCTACTGCTCAAGCCCGGTGTAAACCGTGAGAACACACGGTATACGAACGAAGGGGGCTGGTACGAGAGCGAGAAGATTCGCTTTCGTCAAGGCACGCCTGAAAAGATCGGCGGGTGGGAGCGTATTTCTTCGGCCACGTTCTTGGGCGTTTGCCGTTCCCTGTGGAACTGGGTGACCCTTGGCGGCATCAACCTGATTGGCGTGGGCACCAACCTCAAGTTCTACCTTGAAGCTGGCGGTATCTACAACGACATCACCCCCTTCCGCGATCAGGTCACATTGACCAACCCGTTTGAGACTTTTAACGGCTCGCCGATTGTTGAGGTGACTGACGCCAACGGCGGATACATTGACGGCGACTTCGTGACGTTCTACGGCGCAACCGCTGTGGGGGGCTTGACCATCTTCGGCCAATACGAGATCACAGTCACGGGCACCAACACGTACACGATTACAGCAAGCTCCAACGCTTCGTCGGATGCAACGGGTGGCGGCACGGTGTACGCGCTCTATCAGATCAACGTCGGCCCTGCGTATGTGGTGCCGCTTGTGGGCTGGGGTGCTGGCCCTTGGGGTGCTGGCCCTTGGGGGGTTGGCCAATCGTCTACGGACGCCATCCGTTTGTGGAGCCAACAGAACTACGGCGAGGACTTGATCTTCGGCCCCCGAGAAGGCCCAATTTACTACTGGGATGCCACGTCTGGCTACACCCCCATCACGTTCGCCGCAACCGTGGCCAACCCCACGGTGATTACTGCCGCTGCCGAATACGCTGAAGGCACGCCCTTGCGCTTTGCGCCTGACTCTGGAGCCACGCTGCCCGTGGGCATCACCCCCGGCGAGTTGTACTATGTGCGCAACCCCTCGGGCTCCTCGTTCAACATCTCGCTGACTCCTGCGGGGGCGCTCATCCAAGTAACCGTTGCGGCTGTGGGCACATGCCGCATCCTGTCGAACGCATACTTGCTCAGCGATTTTGGTGGGGCCACGGACGTACCTGAGCATCAAAACTACTTGCTGGTGTCTGACATCAGCCGGTTTGTGTTTGCGTTCGGCTGCAACGACTACGGCACGTCTACTGTTGACCCGATGTTGATTCGCTGGTCTGATCAAGAAGACCCCTACAACTGGACACCCGCATCGACCAACCAAGCAGGTTTCCTGCGCCTGTCTCGCGGCTCTGAGATTGTTACCGCCACGCAGTCTCGTCAGGAGGTGTTGGTGTGGACTGACGCATCGCTGTATTCACTCCAGTACGTGGGTGCACCGATTGTCTGGGGTGCTCAGCTTGTTGGCGAGAACATCTCCATCGTGGGCCAGAACGCTGTAGCGTATGCCAACGGCGTGTCCTACTGGATGGGCAAAGACAAGTTCTACAAATACGATGGTCGCTCACAGACATTGAACTGCGACTTGCGCCGCTACGTGTTCTCGGACATCAACACTGCCCAGTACGCACAGGTGGTGGCTGGCACCAACGAGGGGTTCAACGAAATTTGGTGGTTTTACTGTTCTGCTGGGTCAGACGTAATCGACAAGTATGTGATCTTCAACTACGCCGAGAACGTCTGGTACTACGGCAACATGGCCCGCACCGCATGGCTGGATTCCGGCCTGCGCAACTTTCCGCTGGCGGCTACGTATAACAGCAACCTCGTAAACCATGAACAAGGTCTGGACGACAACGCCACGGCAACCACACTGCCAATCGAGTCGTGGATCATTTCCTCACAGTTTGACTTGGACGATGGTCACAACTTCATGTTCGTATGGCGCGTGCTGCCTGACATCACGTTCGAGGGCTCTACCGCTGATGCGCCAAGCGCCACGATGTACCTGCTGCCATTGAAAAACTCTGGCTCTGGGTACTCGGTCAACAAAGCCACCAACGCCGACCACTCGGTGGCCAACGAGAGTTTTGCCAACATCACGCGAATCGCTGCGCTGCCAGTGGAAGAATATACGGGCCAGATTTTCACTCGGGTGCGTGGTCGCCAGATGTCAATCAAAGTCGAGTCCACCGGGTTGGGCGTGAACTGGCAATTGGGCGCACCTCGTATTGACATGCGTGCAGACGGTCGCAGGTAAGGAACGCACATGTCAGGCAACCTCACACAGATTGAACCCCCAGCACTACCGCTGGGGACGGATCAGTACCAGCGACCGTACCAAGATCAGTTGAACAACGTCCACCGTCTGTTCTACAACCGACTGACCAACATCGTCAACGCCGTGCTTGGTAGCAACGGTGGGCAGTACATCGACTGCCCGAACGGTCTGTTTTTCAGCACCACGGATCAACCGATTGCTGTGGTAAACGTGGGCCAGCCGATTGACTTCCCAATCGAGTACCTGAACAACGCAGTTCGAGTGAACTCTGGAACGGACAGCCGGGTGTACGTGGATGTTGGCGGCATTTACAACTTTCAGTTCTCCGGGCAGCTTCGCAGCAATTCGGGCAGCGCCAAGCAGGTGTACATCTGGATTGCCAGAAACGGAATAGACATCGGGTATTCCACCCACCAGTACACAGTGTCTGGGGGCAACACCCATTTGAACATCTCGTGGAACTTTGACATTGACTTGGGCGCGGGGGAGTACATTGAGATGCAATGGGCATCTGATGACATCGACATGTCGCTGGAAGCTGCCGCTGCAACAGGGGTTCATCCGGGTATGCCTTCGGCGGTGATGGCAGTCAACTTCATCGCGCCACTGCCCGTGCCACGACCCACCCCGCCATAACAACGCACCGCTTGGCGTTGATTCGCGCTGCGCGGTGAGGGATACTACGTGTCCCTCTTTACCAAGGTGCGAACATGAATTTTCTTGAACTTTTTAATGGCGTGGTAGACCTCGCCAAGCCTGTCTCTGCCGCGCAGAGTCACGCCGCATCCATGCAAGATCAGTTGGCTGATCTTAAATTGGACAGCCTCGACACTATCATGCTGGCCATGTACCTCGGGGAAATCTACGGTATCGAAGAAGACACGATGCGGGAAATGGAGGCCACCACGGTCACCGATTTGCAAGCCTTTTTGGAAGCGCACAAAACGCACACTCCAACTGATCTTGAAGCTGAACTGGCGAGGGTCAAATGATTTACCTCACACACCACCGCAACGCCGGAACAACCCACACGGATGTCATTGAAGACCATCCCTACCCACAACGCATCCACTGGTTCCCCGAGACCTACAACAACGTCAAGTCGGGGCTGGTCTACCCAGCGCACGTGCTGGCCAACAAAGTCATCGACCCCAAGCTGATCGACTACGTAAGGGAAAACCCTACATCTGGCAAGACTGGGTTCATCTTGGCCGCAGGCTCCCAAGGCTGGGCAGGCATCCGGGGCAGGCACGACCAGAAAGACGAAGGGCGCTTGCACTTCAAACTCAAGCTGCCGCTGGTCACCCTGACCAACATCTACGCAGGGCGGGTTGCCTCCATGTTTGGCCCCATGGACTACGTGTCCACAGACGCCAGCGCATGCGCGTCCAGCATCAAGGTCTTGCTGGAGGTGCAGAACCTCATGACCAACTTCGGGTTTACCCGTATGATCGTGCTGGGTGTCGAGGACGCCGTAAACAACTCGACGTTGGAGTTCTTTGGCCAAGCCAAAGCCAGCCTGATGTACAAGGACGAGGCCACCATCAAGCCATCGGCGTTTGACTCCGTGAACGCAGGGTTCAACATTGGGCAAGGTGCAGGTCTGGCCATCTTCGAGACCGAACCGGCTGTCAATCCTGCCGCCAAAATGCTGGGCACATACACCGCCGCCGAGGACTTTGCCAACCCGTTGGGCCAGCGCCCTGACGGTCAGGGGTACCAAAAGGCCATTGAGGGTGCGCTGTACATGGCCAAAATCCCTGCCAGCGATGTCAAAATCGTCAAGACGCACGGTACAGGCACCCAGACCAACAACACGGCTGAGAAGGCTGCTATCCTTGCCCAGTTCCCCGACTTTGTGGCTACATCCTACAAGCAGCGTGTGGGGCACACCCTTGCCGCCAGCGGACTGATGGAGACCAGCATGCTCCTGAACAACCTCAAGATCGGTGTCATTCCCGGCATCGTCAACCGCACTGAGCACGATGATGTGTTTCTGTCCTATGACGCACCGGCCCGTGAGGGGGTGATCGCAGTTCTGGCCGCAGGCATGGGCAACGTGTTCTCAGCGGCGCTGTTTGATCCTTGTGCGTAATAACATGCCAGCATAAAATATCACATGTTTGTAAAGGCGGAACCTGATGGCAACAATGGTAGACAGCAAGAAGGAGCAGCTATCCATACCTGAGATCATCACTCGGGCGGCATATAACGACCCAGTTGAGGGCGTGCCTCCGTACGCTGCTATCTTGTCGATCATCAAAGAAGGCACTATGCCGAACACGGAAGTCACGCAGTATGGCAACACCGTGTTTATCACCCACTTCAGTAAAGACCGTGACTTAGCGGTTAACCGTGCGCTGAGCGTCGATTCCGCTAAAAATTTCCTCACCAACGGGGAAGAATACTTCCGTGACTTGGTGCGTGGGGGCACAAAAAAATACGTTGCGCAATTTGACCGGCCCTCGTTTGCCACAGCGTTTATGGCGTTTAAGCGCAACCCCATCACGACCAAAATGAAAATGTGGATTGTGCAAACCCCCAAAGGACACACGCAGGTTCGTATTGCTTTGGATGGCGAACTTATTGAGGGGCGTAGAAAATGAGTTTTGTTGTTGACGCTATTGAAGATGTAGGCGACGCTGTTGGTGACGCATTAGACTGGGTGATTGACGAGGTTATTGACCCCGTGATGACCACGGTCAGCAACGTCATTGAGTCCGCGCTCGACAACCCCGTTAAGACCATTGCACAGATCGCTGCGATTGCCACTCAGCAGTATTGGGCACTCCCACTCATTGAAGGTGCAGACGTTGCCGCAAAGGGTGGCGATCTCGGGGATGTGCTGGAAGCCACGGCCAAAGCCTACGTTATGCAAGAAGTGGGCTCGTATGTTGGTAAAGCGGCGGGCTCCTACGCAGGTACCGCAGCTACCGAAGCTGGCGCATCTGCGGCTTCTGCCAAGATTGCCGAAAACGTGGTGGGCGCAGCCGCAGGCTCTGCTGCCGTTGCAGTAGTCTCGGGGCAAGACCCAGTAAAGGCGTTCATTACAGGGGGAGTAGGCGCAGCAATGCCTGCTGTTCTTGGCCAAGTCAGCGGGTTCAAAGAACTACCCGGAAGCGCCCAACGTGTAATCTCCTCTGCGGTGTCTGCGCAGTTGTCGGGAGGCAACGTCACCGCTGCCGTAATCGGGTCTACTATTGCCGCCTCGGGCATTGTTACCGATGCGCTGAAGTCTTTTGACCCAGACGGTACAAAACTTGACAACACGCAACGCGCAATTCTGACTGATGTACTCATGGGCACTGCTACTGCCGCAATAACTGGTGGTAGCCCCTCAAACGTCATTAAATCGGCAATGATGAAAGCTGGCTCCAAGGCGCTTGGAGATATGGCCACAAACGCGTTTAAGACCGCTACTGCCGAAGCAACCACCTCATACAACGCCGCATCCAAAGTGGCGGACAAGTTGGATGCAAACCAAGCCGCCCAAGCTACCGCAGCCAAAAACTACAACGATACAGCGGCGGCGTTGCAGAAAAAGATTGACGAGCAAAACAGACTTCAGACTGCGTACAACAATGCTGTTGCCGCACACAACGCAAACCCAAGCGAAGCTACTGCTAACGCCGCCAACGCTGCGATTGCAACTTACAACTCGTATGTAACAAACCTCAACAAAGAGTACAACGACACGTTCAAACCCGCGCTGGACAAATACGGCGGGGAACTTGATTCGCTCAAGCAAGCGGGTGCGGTGCTTACCGGCGACTACGAAAAGGCTATCAAGGCGTTCTCAACAAAGACTGACACTATCTCGGACGTACTTGACCCAATCTACCGCACAAGTAATCGTGCGTTCGTAGAGGCGATGGATGACAAGTTTGACGCTGAGCAGTACCGCAAACTAAACGGGCTGGGTGCCGATGTTGACCCCTACGAGCACTTCTTGTCCAAAGGACAATTTGAAGGTGCGCCAACAAACAACAAGTCTGCTGAGCCGATCATTGCAGCAGAGCGTACTCGTCTTGTTACTCAGGCACTGGAAAGTAAGGGCGTGACGTTGGCTACGGCTGACCCCGCTGTGGTCTCGAAGATTCTGGACAACATCGACGCAAAGTACGGCAACAACGTCGGTGCAATGAAGGCGGCGTCCATCCAAGACGTGATCAGCGGAAACACCTCGTCAATCAACACGCTGGTTGCAGATCAGCAGAACGGTGTATTCCGAGTCGAGGTTCGCGGTGGCAGCTACGGGGAGTGGAACAAGCCCCCGACAGACCGGTTCACTGCACCTGCGGGTACCAAGCTGGCCTCGTTTGAGGCGTTCAACAACGGCACTGCCTCGCTGGTCTACGACACCAAGGGTAACCCAGTGTGGATTGAAAACGACCCCCGCACTGCGGTTAAGTCGTGGAATCCAGCCCAAGGCGACACAACTCCAACAGTCACGATTGTTGGCAAGAGGCCAACTGAGCAAGAGAAGATTCTTGCCATGTCGGAACTGACAGGTGCAGATGCCGTCAACGGTGTGGTCTCGCAAGGCATGATCAATGCCGCCAAGACCCTCGTGGGCTGGGCCAAAGACACCGGGAACTCTACTGTCATCAACACAGCGGCCAACGTCATCAAAGCAGGCGGCGGGTTCATCGAGTCCATCAACGGCATCTCTGCACTGTTTGGTGCGGTGCCGAAAGACACGGCCATGGGCAAGTTTGCCAACGCGCTGAACAACATAGGTAAAGCCGGGAATACCGCGCAGTACCAAGCTGCAATCAAAGATGTCAAGGACATGATCGGCAACGCCAAGGGCGTAGGCGGCACGCTGGCGGCTATCTACAAAGGCGCCACAACGTACCCGCTGGAGTTTGCTGCTGAGTTCATTGGTGTCGAAGGCTTCCAAGAGATTGCACCGTTCCTAATCGGTGGTGCAGCAACCACTGCTGCCAAAGGTTTGGCGCTGGCCCGAGGAGTCGGCCAACAACTGGCGACCCGTATTGGCAATGTGGCGGGTATGACCTCTGCAATCTCCACTGACGTGATCGAGTCAGCCGGTGGCGCTGCCGCAGGCGCGTTCGACGAAGCGTACAAACTTGCTATCAAGAACGGCAAGAGCGAAGCTGACGCCACAAAGATTGCGCTGGACATCGCACAGAAATCCGGCATCGTCTCGGGTTTGGTGACCGCTGCCTCTATGGGGCTGGGCGGGGGTGCACTGGAGAAGGCAATCTTCAACGGCAAAGTCTCGGGTACCGGCTTCGGGGATGCGCTGAACAAGCTGGGCCAAGCTGCCAAGACCGGCACCCAGATCACCATCAAAGAAGGTGTATCGGAAGCTGGCGAGGAAGGTATCACCCAAGCGTTCTTGGAAGGTCAACTCTACAAGCTCGACCCGAACCGTGACGTAGCTGCAAACATCACTGCCGCCGCTGCCTTTGGCGCAATCGCAGGTGGCCCTATTGCTGGCACCGCGTACGCTGGCTCACAAGCAGGTGATGTGCTCTCCAACGCCATGATGGGCAACCCACAGATCGCCAGTGTTTTGGAAACCAACAAGGGCAACCCTGCCGCTGCTGATGCAGCACTGGCCAATCTTGGTATTACCGATAACACGATCAAGTCCAACTTGATGAACGTCGTTGACGATACCAACTACACAAGTAGTCAAGAAGCTGCTGACACGTTGGCCAAGCGCAGCGATTATTCGTTCACCGGTGACGACGTGACTGCACTGACGGGCAAAGGCACCGATCTCACATTGGCCAGCCGTGTTGAGGCATACGTTGACCCCCGAGTGTTTGACCTTGCCGAAGTCAAAGCCGCCGCCGCTGCCGAAGGCTATACGCTCACAGACGCAGAAGCCGCCAAGTTGGTTGGCCAAAAGGATGAAGCTGCGGCCACCTCCGCCGCACGTGCCGAGTTTGACCCCAAGGCGACCAACTACGACGAAGCCAAGTCATTCTTTACCGACAAGGGCTACACACCCTCTGCGGACGAGATCAAGCAGTTTGTCGGTAGCAAAGCTGAGTCCACACAGACCAAGGCTGTTGCAGACTACGTGAACCCTCGTCAGGTAACAACTGAGGAGGCAAAGAAGTACCTCACTGATCTGGGGTACAAACCAACCGATGCAGAAGTCAAACGGTTCGTTGGGCAAGTCAATGAAGCCGAGCAAGCCAAGGCCATCGGCACTTACGTTGACCCCCGCATGGTGGACGAGGGTGAGGTCAAGGCTGCATACGAATCACTGGGGCTGAAGAAGCCTACCGCCGATGACCTCAAGAAGTTGATGGGGCAGTACGATGAGACTGGGCTGACCGCCAAGGCTACTGAGTACCTGCCAACCGCACGGTTCAACTCCATCATGGCGCAGCTTGACGAGATGAGTTCTGGCGGTGTCAGCCAAGAAGCAAGGGACGCAATTGATCTGGTGCGTAAAGACCTCACGAAGTCGATTGCCGATACGGGGTTGGAGGTTGCCAAGGTTGCACTGAAGGTTGATAACGCCAAGGCCGATCTGGAAAAGGCCATCACCACTGCAACCAAAGGCTTGGCCACGCCTGCGGACGTGGATGCGGCTATCGCCAAAATTCAGTTCCCTGCTGGCCTGTCCAAAGAGGATGTCTCGTCTGCAATCAAGACTTACATGGAGGCCAACCCCGGCCTTAGCTTGGAAGACGTTGCGACAAAGATCAGTGAAGCAACAAAGGGGCTGGCCACTTCTGAGGGCGTTAAGACCGAGATAGCCGCGGCTATCAAGGGGCTCGCCACAACCAAAGACATTGAGACTGCGATCTCAAACATCAAGTTCCCTGCGGGGATCACCAAAGAAGATGTTGCCGCTGAGATCAAGACTTACATGGAGGCCAACCCCGGCCTATCCCTCGCGGATGTTGCATCGAAGATTGGGGATGCGACAAAAGGGCTTGCCACTTCTGAAGGTGTCAAGACCGAAATAGCTGCGGCAGTCAAAGGACTCGCAACCACTCAGGACATTAAAGACGCCATCGCTGGGATTGAGTTCCCTGCGGGGCTGTCTAAGGATGATGTCTCGTCTGCAATCAAAATCTACATGGAGGCCAACCCCGGCCTGTCTATCGACGAAGTTGCAACGAAGATCGGTGATGCAACCAAAGGACTGGCTACTCCAGAGCAGGTAAAGACCGCAATCGAAACTGCGTTGACAGGGGTTGCCACAACCGCCGAAGTCAAAACTGCAATCTCAGACGCGCTCAAAACCACTGAAGGTCGGTTCGACACAATCGACAAAGCCATCCAAGACTTGCGTGACGCAGGGCTCACGGCAGAAGACGTTAGGGCTACGGTTGATAAGATCGTAGGCAGTGCTGGTACAGACAAAACTGCGGCCACGGGCATCTACGCGCACATCGACGGGGTGAACACCAAGATCGACAACATCAATACGTTGATCGGTGCACCTGCCGAGGGCGATACGGCTGCGACTGGCCTGTACGCCAAGATTGCCGAGAACGAAGCCGCTGGCATGAAGCGCGAGGAAGCAACGCAAAAAGCGATTGCCGATGTTGCCGCTGACCTTGGCACCACCAAAGCCGACTTGCTCAAGTCGTTGGGCACCACCGAAGGCAACCTCACTCGCAAGATTGAGGGGCTGGAGACTGCACTGACGACCACCGAGAAGAACATTCTCGACAGAGTGAAAGAGTATGAGAAGGCTGGGCTTACCCGCGACGAGGCTACTCAGAAAGCCATCGAGACTGTTGCCGCAGACCTTGGCACTACCAAGGCAGACTTGCTCACTGCGCTCGGTACAACGGAGGCAAACCTCACCAAGTCAATGACTGACCTGAGCACTCAGGTGTCTGACTTGAGCACCAAACTCGGGGACGTAGAGACCAACATCTTGTCGAAGATGGCGGACTACGAAAAAGCTGGCATCGGTCGAGATGAGGCGCTGTCCAAAGCGATTGACGATGTTGCCGCAGACCTCGGCACCACCAAAGCAGACCTGTTGAGCCAGATTGGTACGACAGAAGCCACCCTGAAAGAAGAAGTCGGGCTGGTCGAAACAAACCTTGGTGCCAAGATTGCTGACGCCAAGGATGAAGTCCTCAAGGAACTGGGGCTGGCCAAGACTGGCCTGAGCGAAGAAATCTCAGCGTCCGAAGGAAGAACGGCTACCAAGATTGGTGATGTCGAGACCAACATCTTGGCAAAGATGGCCAACTACGAAAAGGCTGGCATTGGGCGCGACGAAGCATTGAGTAGGGCAATCGACGACGTGTCTGCCGAACTTGGCACCACACGCACTGACATCCTTACACAGATCGGCAAGACTGAGGCGAACCTCAAAGCTGATCTGGCCAGCACCAAGACTGAACTGAAGACTGACATCGGCACCGCCAAACAGGAAGTGCTGGACAGGGCGGCTGAGTACGAGAAGGCGGGTATTGCACGCGACCAAGCACTTCAGTTGGCGCAGGCAGACATGGCCAAGACCTTGGGTCAAGGCACACAGCAAGCCACGCAGTCTGATCTGGACGCAGTGATCAACCTGCTGCAAACCCAAGGTGCGTACGATGCGCAGTACGACTACAACGGCGACAGGGTAATCGACCAAAACGATAAGGTTGCGATTGAGAATTACCTCAACCGTTCACCCGATACTACTGCGCCGTTTACCCCTGCTGCTGGCTCCAAGTGGGCACCCACGGGCGTGTTCAAGACTGTGGCGGACGAGGCCGAGGCCACCCGTCAAGCGCAAGCTGCGGAAGCTGAGAAGACCCGCCAAGCTGCCACTCGTAACGCCGCTAACCAAGCACGCTTGGGCAACATCAACTCCCTGACCAGCATGCTGGCGCAGGCAGGCGACACCGGAGGCCAACAAGTCACGGTAAAAGCTGCCGATCCTGCCAAGATTGGGTACATTTATGACTGGAACAGCATTTTCGCTAACCCATCACAGGAAAAGATGTTTGCGTCCCCTTTCGCACAGGGCGGCATGGTGGACGGCTCTGATGATGTAAACGAAGAATTGCTCAAGATATTGAAAGGCTGATCATGGCAGGCTACTACGACGAAGAAACGGGTGCATGGATTGAGGATGAGCTTGGGGGAATCCAAGAGGAACTCACCAATGAAACCTCCGGCACCGACAGCATGGAGGGGTGGAACTACGGAAACGGCGTATGGACTGACCCCTCGGGCGAGAAGTACGACATGAGCTACTTGACTCCCAACGAACAGTTGGACTTGGGTGGCAAGCTGTCAAAGCTGGGGCAGATTGCCGCAAACAAACTGGTCAAGACATTCACCCAGCCCAATGGCGACACCGACTGGCGTTCTGTGGCTGGTGCCGTAGGTGGTTTGTACGGTTTGTACAAGAGCCAGCAGAAACCCGAGAAGACGGGCTACCAAGGCGGCATCCCTAAGTACGAAGCGGTGCGTGAGAAGGTGGCCAACACCTATGACCCCGACCGCCGTCCGGGTAGCTCAGCGCAAGAGTATTTCACCAAAACTCGTTTTGGTGCACCCGAGGGTGCCGAAGCCGCTCGCACTGCCGCCAAGGAAGAAGCCGCTGGTCTGGAGGCTCTGAACAAATCCAACCCTGCCCGTCAAGAGCGTGCGGTGTTGCAAGCTGGTGCTGAAAAGAAGGAAGCGGAAAAGAAGGAAGCAGTCAAGCCTGCTTCCTCTGTCATCGACAAACTACCCGTGCCAAAGTACGCATCCGGTGGCATCGCTGATATGGCCAAGGGCCGATATTTAGGTGGCGCAACCGATGGTATGGCTGATAAAATTCCAGCACGAATTGGCGGAAAACAAGAGGCACGATTAAGTCATGGTGAGTTCGTTATTCCCGCAGATGTTGTTGGGCACCTTGGCAACGGTAACTCTGAAGCGGGTGCCAAGCGCCTGTACGAAATGATGGATCGAATCCGTCAAGCACGCACCGGTACGACCAAGCAGGGTAGACAGGTCAACCCCAACAAATTTTTGCCCAAGTGAGGTAAGACATGGCAACAGCACCATCTTCAGGAACTACCGGCTCTGCCGCTGACACCGGAGTCGGCCAACAAACCGGCACCGAGTCGTCTCTCTCCAACTGGGCAGGGCCGTATGTAACGGACATGCTGGGTCGCGGTCAAGCACTGGCCAACCAAGACTACCAAGCCTACGGTGGCCCAATGACTGCGGGGGAGTCTGACCTCCAGAAAACCGCGTTCCAAGGTATTGCTGGCCTGACCATTCCTACTGACCAGATGGGTGCATTCACCCCTCAACAATTCAGTGCGGATGCTGCCGAACAGTACATGAACCCCTACCTGACTGCGGCGCTCAACCCGCAGATCGAGGAGGCCAGACGCCAGTCGCAGATTCAAAATCTGCAAAACCGCACCGCCATGACCAAAGCTGGCGCGTTCGGCGGTGGCCGGGGTGCCTTGATGGAGTCCGAGAACCAGCGCAACCTGCTGCAAAACTTGTCAGGCATCACCGGCAAGGGCTACTCAGACGCCTACACACAGGCGATGAACCAATTTAACGTCGAGCAGGGCCGTGGCCAAACAGCGCAAGACGCCGCCAACACTTACGGTCTGGCCGCGCTCCAGAAGCAGGGCGAAGCTGGCCAAGTCCAACGCGACATCGAGCAACAAGGTATCACCGCCGATGTCAAAGAGTTCGAGACCCAGCGCGAGTTCCCGTACAAGCAGGTGCAATATCAGCAGTCGCTGCTCCAAGGTTTGCCCCTTGCCGCACAAACGTACTCGTACTCACAACCCAGCGCACTGTCTGAGATTCTCAGCGGCGGTGGTGGCCTCATGGACTTGTATGATCGTTTGTTCCCAGACCCCAGCAAACCGGCAGCAACGACGGCACCTAAATCGTCCGGTACGACAGGCACCGGTTCTGGCTCAACTACGACCACGGGATAAGGACACAACATGTCAGTACCAAACGCTACACCGCAAGGTCTTGCAGGACTCATGCAACAACGTCCGCAAGCCCCGCAAATGCCCACCCCCGGAAAAGCCAGCCCCATGGCTGGGCTGGGGAGTGTGGACGACCGTGTTTCCGCCTACCAAGGCAACACCAAGCCGCTGGAGCAACGCTATGCGATGACGCAGGACTTGCTCGATCTGTTGGCACTCCAAAAGATCAAATCGCAAAAGGAAGCCGCCGCTCGTCAGATGCAGTTGCAGATGGCCCAGCAAGGCCAGCAAGACGGTCAAGCCAACATGACTGTGGCGCAACAGCGTGAGCAAGAGGTTGCCGAGATGTCCAAGAACGAGCTTGCACAGCAACGTGGGGATACTGCGCAGAAGCAGACGGGTGATCAACAGGCCATGATGCAGAAGTTGATGGGTGGTATCGCTGGGGCTCCCGGCGCGAACGCCGCTGCACAGCCAAAGATGTTTGCTTCAGGCGGCATCATTGGGTACGCTGGCCCTCAAGGTAGCAGTGTAGAAGACCCCCGTCGCAAACGCTTGGAAGGCGAAAGCCTGCCCGAATACAATCGCCGCATGCTGGAGTTGGATTTACAACTTAGCAAAGAAGGTACGGCGTCACGTGAGTCCGCACGGGAAGCGGAACGGCAACGGATGTTAGCCGAGCGTGGGGGTGCGGCGATCCCGCCGAGTCGTTTGTTTGCCCGCAAGCCACTTGAGTTGCCCGGTGCCGCTGGCCCACTACCAACTGCTCCGGCCCCCGCACGCCCGCCCGTATCCGAGGCGCAAGCAACTGCCGCCGCTGGCCCTCAAGCTGCGGTGCCTCCTACCGCCGCCCAACCCCCTCGCCCACCTGCGCCTCCTGCTGCTCCCAAGCCACCCGCACCTACCGGTGGACTTCCTACGCTGCCCGGTGCTGCTGGCCCTGCCGCACCCGCTGGCCCTGCCGCCCCCGCTGCTCCATCCTTCGGCGACCGGTTCAAGAAAGCCTCTATTGACGCGGCTGAGTTGGACAATATGCAGCAAGGCCGCACCGAAGAAGCGCGTGTTGAGAAACGTATGGCCCTCACGCCTGAACAACGTGGTGTGTACGACGAAGGTATTGCAGGGCTGCAAGGTATGTACCAAGAACAGTACGACCCCGAACGCATGCGCCGTGAAGGTATCAAACGCGCCCTGATTGGCGCTGGTGGTCGCCGCTATGGTGAACTCGGCGCTGCTGCTGGCGCGGGTATGGCATACGACGACCGGATGCGTGCTGCCAAGCTCAAAGAGTTCGGCGATGTGCAGAAGGCCCGCACCGATCTTATTGGCATTGACCGTGCAAACGTCAAGAACGCTATTGACGCTGGCGCAGCGGTGGCAAAAGAAGGCGCAGCAACCAAGCGCCAAGGACTTGCTTCTTCCGCCAATGCGTACAGCACCGATGTAGGCTCCAGCGATAAAGCCCTTGACCGTGAAGTTGAACGCCTCAAGGTGGCTGCACAAAACGCAGCTACTGCCGCACAACGTGAAGGTTTATCGCAAGACAAGAACCGAAATCTTTACTTGATGCAACTTAACAGAGTTGAGCAATTGGAACGCAATTTGGATAAGGATTTTGCATCGGGCCCATTGGGTATGTTGTTGATGCAAGACCCTGCTAAGTTGAAGCCCGAAGACAAAAACCGTCTGGAAATTGCTAAACTGGAACTTGAGCAGAAGAAAGCCAAGATTCGTAGGGACATGGAGCCTGTCTTGGCGGACGTGCGCCGGACGCTTGGCATATCAGACGCTAAGATGTCAAAGGAAGAAGAAGCGGCGCTCCAGCGTAATCTGAACCGAGGAAAATAATATGGACTTTCAGACCGCGCTGGCCGCGATGCGTAACGCAGAAGCGGCGGGTAACTTTGAGGATGCCAAAACACTGGCGCAACTTGCACAGCGCCTCCGAAATAGTTCCCCCGAAGAATCTGATCTTGAGTCCCGCCTGCAACAGTTACGCGCCGAACGTGAGGAACTGCTCAAGCCAAAACCTACTGTCGGTGGGTATGCCAAAGAAGCCTTCAAGGGGTTGGTACCCGGCGCGATTGGTCTGGCCGAAACCGCAGGAACTGGCATCGCATCCATGCTGCCCGACAGCACGGAAAAGGCCGCACGCGAGAAAATCAAAGAGCTTGCCGGTCTCGCCAAGAAGCCGTTTGAAGCCGCACCGGGGTATGAAGATTCGGTCGTGCGTAAGCTGAGCGAAGGCTTGGGCTCAACACTGCCGTTCTTTGCCGCTGGCCCGTTTGGTCTGGCTGGCCGTGTAGCCGCTGGTGGTCTGGGCGTTGCCGCTGGCGCTGGTGAAGCACGTGAGTCCGCTGAAGCCAAGGGTGCTACTGCTGACGAACGCCGCGCCGCCACCCTGCTGGGTGCACCTACTGGTCTGCTCGACTTGCTGGCACCACAACTTGGCCCACTCAAGAAAGTCTTGGGCAAAGAACTTAGCTCAGTTCAGTCCTTGATGGGCACCGCCGTAGCACGTGGTGGTATTGAAGGCGCAACGGAAGCTGCGCAGAAGATTGCACAGAACCTGATTGCCAAGGGCGTGTACGACCCAAGCCAAGAGATTCTCGTTGGCTCAGGAGAAGAAGGTGCCTATGGCGCTGGAGTCGGTGCACTGGCCAGCTTGATTGTTGACATGACCATTGGCCGCAAGGCTCGTCGTGCATCGCTGGGTCTGGACAAAGAAACCCCCGAAACCGATACCAAACCCAAGACTCCCGAACAACAACTGTTGGGGTACACCGCCGAACCATTCACCCCTGTGGCGTTGCCTGACGGCTCTGTCATCACGTCCAAAGCCGAATACGACGAGTACGTTAAGTCCAAAGAAGGCACCGCACGTCAGCGTGAGGAAGACCTCCGCACCTCCGACCCATTGGCTGCGCTGTCGTCATTTGATCGTACCCTTGCACGCCGTGGCAAAGAAGCCGCGCTGGAAGAAACATTCAAGTCTCAAGAGCCTGACTTGCTCGGCGAGCTTACCCCCGCACGGGAGCGGGTCGAAGAACAGCCCAAAGCCGAGGAAGACCCCTTTGCCGTAAAGCGGGACGACAAGACCCGCGACATGATCGACGAGTTGGAAACCCAACAAGTTGAGGAGTTGTACGCAAAGGACGAACGCGCTGCCGCTGAAAAAGAGCGCCTGAAGTTTGAGTCCGACCTTGCCGAACTGACTGGCAAGATGGAGCGTAAGCAGGAGAAAACATCTGAGGACAACCGCCTTCAGTTGCTGCTGCCGATTGTCGAGTCCAACGTCAAGAACATCCCCAAGGTGTTTGTCACAGAACTCAAGCGTGCAGGTTTTACCAACACCAACCTGACTGATCGTGAGCGCAACCTCATCAACCGTGCCTACGATATTCGTCTGGCCGAGGAGCCCGTGGCTGAAGCCGAACAGGAGGTGCAAGCCACCGAGGGGCAGAAGAAAGAACTGCGTTCCATCGAGTCGTTGATCCCTGAAAAGAAGCCACAGCGTGCACAGGAGCAGATGGGTTTCCCCGGCATGGGCAAGCCGAAGGGTGCCGCACCCCAAGCCTTCTCCGAGGAGGAACTCGCGTCTCAGGAAAAGCCATTCACTGGCCGCTCTGACGAAGCCCCTCGCTCGTACACATCCACAGCACCGTTCCAAACTGTGCTGACACCGGAAGTGCTGACCGCCGCTGGCCTGCCCAAGCAGTCGGGCTTCTACAAGCAGTTGCTGAACATGGACATGGCCGACACCGCTCAACAGCCGGTCGTCGCAAACATCTTCGGGCGTATCCGCACCAACCCCAACCTGTCTGCACCTACCAAGGATGCCGTAGAGAAACTGGCGATGCAGGCGTTTGGCGGTTTGGCCAAGCAAGGTGACATGTTCGTACCCGCCAAGCCAACCAAGGCTGCTAAGGAGGACAAGAAAGATGCGACTGCAACAAAACCCGCAGCCGGAAAATCCGCTGAACGAGGACGTGATAAGGACGCAGGAGATGTCGCTGGAGGAACTGGAACTCGCGCTGAAGATCGCAAAGAGAGCGGTCGAAAGGACGAGCGCACTGGAGCCCCTGCTGATACCAAGCGAACTGAAGCACCTAAGTCCGCTGGACTGGGAGATCGTGGGAAACCTGCTGGTGACGCTGGAAGTCGAGCAAGCGTGGAGTCGGGTGCACTGAAGAAGACCGAACCCAAGACCGAGGCTAAGACAAAATCTACCGTTGATGTGGCGTGGGGGATGCTCCAACGTGCGGAAGCAGCCCAGCGCGAAGCAGACGAAGCCGCTAAGGGTAAACCCGAAGCCAAGACTGAAGCCAAGGGCAAAGCCAAGACCGAAGCTAAGCCCAAACCTAATGCAAGTTTTGGTGCATACGGCCAAGTGATGGAAGCAGAGAGTAAATCCGATGCGCTCGACTATCTGGCATACGACATGTACGTGGCCATGTTCGAGAAGTTCAAGCTGCTCACCCGTGTCAGCACGCTCAATGACATCAACGCACAACTGCGCGAAGGCAAACTCCCCGGTGAAGTTGCGTTCGGTCGTGAAGGTACAACGTCGATTGTCCCGCTGAGCGGTGGCAAGTACGCCAAGACGTTCTACGAATCCCTGTCTGCCGCCGACAAGAAAGCGCTGGCCCGAAAGATGGCAGACTACTTTGGCAAGTCTGAAACTGAAGTCCGCCGTGGAATCGAAAGCGCCAACGCTGCCCAAGCACTGTCCCGCGCCAACGTCGAGCAGTTCAAAGGCGATGAGTTGGAACTCGCACGTGACGCTGTTGTACTGTCCCTGCCCTTGCACCCTGCCATCCGTAAGGCGCTGAAGGCTGGTGATCTGCGCGGTGCTCTGACCATGCTGGGCTCGCAGAACCTTGGCCGTGCATCCGAAGTCGCCAAGAAATTGGCTGGCGCAATCGGCAAGACCAAGATCGAGTTGGAGCCCATGCTCCTCAACGCCGAGGACATTCCGGTCGCTGGCCTGTACGACCCCAAAACTGACACCATCAAGCTGGACGCGCAGGAAGGTATGAACCTTCACGTGCTATTACATGAAGCGGTACATGCTGCTACATCACATGTCATAGATAACAAGTCACACCCTGTGACTAAACAACTCACCGAGCTTTACAACAACGTCAAAGACTCGCTGGACACAGCGTACGGCGCACAGTCGTTGGACGAGTTCGTCGCCGAAGCATTCAGCAATCCTGAGTTCCAGCAGAAGTTGGCGGCAATCAACCCCAAGGGTGAGGCGATCACTGCATGGCAACGCTTCACGCACGCCATCCGCAACTTTGTACGTTCCCTCATGGGGAAGGATACCAAGGGCATGGGCTCCGCACTCGACGCTTCGGACTCCATGATCGACGCCATCTTGTCGCCTGCCCCTGAGTCTCGCGGCGCTGGCTCGCTGTACTCGGCGGCTCTGTTGGGTAAGGGTGCCGAAGTATTCAAAGGCATAGACAACCGAATCCTGTCCATGCCGGTAATGAACAACGACACGATTGCACGGGTGTACGACATGGTGCGTAACGCACCGCAGACTGTCAAGAAAATCATCTTGCGCAGCCTGCCGCTGAACGTGCTGACCGAGGTCGCATCCAAAGATGTTCCCATGGCATCCAAGCTCAACGAGTTGGAGCGGCTGTGGAACGGTGCAAAAGACAAGCGCATGCGTGAGACCAACGCCACCATGTCGCGCATCCAGAACTGGGTGAAGGGTAACCCTGAGAAAGAAGTTATCCTGAACAACGTCATCCTT